GATCAAAGGGAAACTTGTTAGGTCGGTGCAGTAGTACCAAGCATTACTGAAATTAGTTCCCGATGAGGTATCAATCAGAGGGAAACTTGTAAGGCCATTGCAGCCCCGCCAAGCATGACTGAAAGTAGTCCCTGCGGATGTGTCGATCAGAGGGAAACTCGTTAGGCTGTTGCAGGAGCGCCAAGTGTAACTGAAATTAGTCCCTGCGGATGTGTCGATCAGAGGGAAACTTGTTAATTCCGCCCAACCCCGCCAGAAATTGGAGAAGCTCGTCACAGCCACATAACTCGCCGTCGCGCCCTTTTCCACAAAATACGCCTCGGTCGCTGCGGCCTCCCCCGCACTCAAAGCCCCGTTGCGGATCAACTGTCCCACGAGTGCGGTGCCGGGGAAATACAGGCCGCCTCTGCCGCCAATGTCATAAGCGCCCGCAGGGATTGTCACACCGTAGCTTGCAGTACCCTGGTCGGTTGCCAAGACCATTGTGCCAGTAAACCCGCCCGCAGGCACTGTCACGGACAGGCGGTCGTCAACCTTGTCAACCGTGGCGCGGGCAGGGCCAGTCTGGTATGTCAACCTTCTCGCAGCCGTGGCTTGCGTGGCGTGATCACCGTTGCCTGACTTGTCGCCAAAGTATCCGATTGGATTGGTCGCCACAGTTACAGGTGTGGTGCCGCCCGAAAGCTGGAATAGCGTGGATAGGTCGCTGGCTTCATACCATACGCCCTCGGTGCCACCTGCGAATAGAGATAGTAGAGAGCGGTTCGCGAGAGTTTGCGAACCTAGCTGTAAACCGAAACCTAACCGCATTTCACACTTCCGATCATCATTTGTATACCTTGACCAACCACGATATCACGTATCCCGCAGATCCTACAGGGATGACCTCAAGCACAGACCATTCTACACCGTCAATCGTCAGCACGTCGCTTGTAGACGGGGCAATCGTCACGCCGATATTAACCAGCGAATAGACCTGCTCTTTCGCACCGAGGGCAAGCCCCGTGCGCTGCGTGTAGGCCTTGCCGTCCGGCTTGGCCGTGAACGTATGCGTTACAGATGCACCGGGCGTGGGGTTCCATGCTGGGCCTGTGGGTGCGCCGGGACGGCTGATCGTGACAATCGGCGCGCCCGTGCCGTTGCCCGCCGCAATGCCCGCTTCGACATAGGCTGCCTGAACGTCTGCCGTTATATCCGCGCCGCTCATCGCGCTGCCGTTTTGCCAAGCGTGGCAAAGTCAAAATAAGGCCCGTCACGATCTGTGACGTAAGGGTCAAACATTGCGGCAATGATTGTGCTGACGGGCGTAGCAGATTCAAAACCGCCCTTACCCCCTACGACGGGCGTCCACTTGATGTCACCCACGCCAGTCAGTGTCTTCTGCTGATCCGGGCTGTATGTGACCGAAAAGAAACCGGGCGTTGCCAGTTCCAGCTTTGCAGCCTCATACGTCGCCGGATCGACCACCGCCAGTGTCGTTGCGTCCACCCCCGGCAGGAGGCGGTTCAGATACCGATACGCGATGTGATCTGTTGCGCGAACGATCGCCGATGCACTTGCGGCGTCATCTGCCACAGTATCGCCTCGTGCGCTCGCGTATGTGATCCAGCCTGTGACGGTCGCGGTCATTGTTTAGCCCTTTGGTGTTGGGGCGCTGGGCATCGCACCCTTGGCGGGGTTGGTCACGGCGGTCTTGGAATTGCCGAGCACGCGGCATTTGTTAATTGCCCACGATGGAATTGCGTTGCCGTCAATCTCAACAACATCGCCAACATTGTGTCCACTTGCGTCAGGCATTGTAATTTCAATTTTCATGGTTCGTCTCCGTGGGTTAAACGTAAAGCAACAGGTCCGAGGTCGTGGCTGCAAGCACGTGTGTGATGCAACAGCTGACGACCATCCCTGCCACGACCGCGTGCGTGCCCGGGTCTACACCTGCTTGAGTTGTCACGGCAAGATTGCCGTCGCTCAGGACCAGGATAGAGCGGCACGACTTTGCCAGCGTCACGTCACCCGAAGCTGATGCGTCATAGATCACATAGTCAAGCGCGGGCGCATCAACACCATAAGGCGCGTTCGACGTAGCGAATGGAAAATCTGCCATCTGTGTTTCTCCTGAGATTAAAATGGGCCGGTCGGTTATACCGGCCCATCATGTTACGCGAGTGACGAAACCGCGACACCGCAGTTTTGGTTGGCGTCAAATTTGATTTCCAAGGCGACGGCCGCCATGGTCACAAAGTTGTAGTCGTCCTCAGGATTCGCACGGAATTGCGCCCGTGTGGTCATTGGCATACCGCTCAACACCTGCAAGACGCTGCGATCTTTGACAACCGCAATGACTTCGCCAGCGTTGATACTGTCAGCGTCGATAACCTCACGCAAACCGCCCAATTCCAGCACGCGCTGCGCGATAGTCTTAGGATAACCCGCCGTAAACTCGGTCGATGTGGCGTAAAACCAATCGTCAAAGTTCAGGTATATCGTGGCTGGAGATTTGAAGTTATCACCGTGAAGCAGTTTCAAGGTTGCCGTGATTGTCGCCAACCACTGCGCACCTGTTGCACCATTCAATGCCTGAGCGGTAGTGCGGGTGTTGCGGCGCGGGTGAGTGCGCAGACCATAAAGCGGATCCGCACCGACTACGATGTCAGTGTCGCCGTTGAGCATCAGGCTCTCGGCTTTTTCCGCAATCTTGCGCATCGAGTTGGACCGGCCCGCAGCGTCAAGCTGGAACCCTTCAGTCGATGCGGCCGCTACCTGACGCCATCCGTAAGAGAACGGGCTGTCGATGATCGGCAGTGGCGTGCCATGGTAGGCAAACACAGGCTGGTCAGTGCGGCCCTTTGAACGGCCATCCAGCGAGACGTTCACCTGACCACTGTCAGACACGGTTTGGAAGTGGTGGACCAGCTTGCCGATTGGCATGGGCATGGATACCGACGACGAAAGGTCATTGAACACACGAAGTGTCGTGCGCTGGACCTCTACGGCCTCACGGTCCCACAAGCCCCAAACATCTTTGGGAAGGGGCAGTGCATTGCCGATAAGCGTTTGACCATGGTTTTCTGCCATGGCAATTTGCGAGGCGTTGAACTGGCGACGATTGGCCAGAACAAAAGCCTGCTGTTCATCTGTAAAACGAAGCATATCAGGTGTCCTCCTTATGCCGCTGGAACGTTGTAGGAATTGGCGATTGTCACATCGGCCAAGTCACCGGCGCTATATGCACCAGTCGTATCGCTGAAGAACGCAATGACAATATCGCCTGCGGTTGTTGCAGCGGCCAATCGACCGGACGCTGCAATCTTGAGCGGCGCATTCAATGCATATGTCGCGGCGGCCAGGCTCGCTTGCACAACCATGCCCGGAACGAGCGCAAGGGCAATGCCCGTATCCTCGTCGGCATATGCGTCCGTGACAGTCTGATCCTTGAACTCCAGAGTGGACAGGATCAACGGCAACTTGGCCAAGGACGTGGTGATCTGGACAAGCTCTGTTGCGGTTTCCTCAACAAACGTGCCGGGCATGTAAGCACCTGCGACGGGCTTGCTGACCGAAATGGGCTGATGCGTGATCGGCCCTCGGAAAATGGTGTTACCGGCCATCTTAGTTCACCGCCTTTTTGTCTGTGCCATCCATGACGGCGTTGAGGTCATAACCTGCGAAGTCGTCGGCAGGACCAGTGCCGCCAAATGCCCCATTAAGGGCAGCAGCAGTTCCTGGCTTGGCGTTATGCGCCAGCTTACGGGCGGCATTGAGCGTCAATTCCGCAGCCGACTCGGCGTCAAGAATGTTTGCTTTGACGATTTTCGCCACATAACCATCCAACTCGGCCTTGTCTTTTGCCGTCTGGTTGGCCTGCATTTCTGCCAGATTGTCGGTCAGCGGTTTCATTGCGGCTGTGACGGCATTGGCAATTGTTTCGCCGATGCCATTCTGCGATTCCGTGAGGGCGTCAACCTTCGCGGAAAGCGCGTCGAACTGAGCTTTATCAGTCATATCTGCGTCTCCTGTGTTTGCAGAGGGTTCCCGCGCGGCGCCGCGAACGGCTTCCATGATTGCGGACTTAATGCGATCCATCACTGGCACGCGTTCGAGCCTTTCGGCTGCCCTGAGCGCCATGTCGGCTGCCCAGTCCATTTCGCGTTCAAAATCTTCAAACACGGAATTGATAACATCAATCTGGGACTCTTCGCCCTTGGCGTTGACCATCATGCCGACGCCCTGTTCGGGTGTTGCTGCGCCATCCTCGCCCAGCAAGATTGCATCATGGTCAAAAGCCATGTTACGAGCAATAAATTCATATGCGTCGTCTGTTGACGC